TGTGCCACCAGCCTCAATTAGAAAGTTATCTCCAAGATCGGCTGCAGTATCCATTATCATTTTAAATAGAGTATCATTGGCTGTTAACTGGCCAGTAATTTTTAAGTCACCATCAATTTCAGTTACGGAACCTACTCCTGTTGGTACTCTTCCTAAATATGGCATTTAATTATTCTCCATTTTTATCATGATGGTTCGTCCGGCCATGTAATTGTTTCTAGTACTGTAGTATCGTTAAGTGTGCCAGGCAAGTCTCTTAATTTCTTTCTATAAGCTTTCCATGCATCAGATATATCTGGACTATCCCCAAAAGACATCCAATCTGATTCTGCTAATAACATATTCCTTTTATTTCTGAGTTCATTAAAAGCTCTATCAGAAGCGGCATCATTCCAAGTTTTTTCTACAGCATCTCTCTCAGCCTCTTCAGCATCAGTCATTTCAACTGTTACACCATCACGAATATAAGTACGGTTACTCATGCATTTTTCCTTTTATAAAGTTTAAATTCTCCAACAGATATATTGCCAGAATTATATAAAAATTTGATAGCAACCATAGCTTCGGATGCACTATTATGACCACCAAAGGTTCCAACAGATATATTTCCAGACCCATCATGGTCAATAGTAGTCCCTCTAAAGAAGGTTTTGGCAGCAGCAACAGGGTCGGGTAATACAAGCTGAAAAATACAAAACTCATTTGTATCATTACCTAAACCAGCCCCCACACTAATGTTAATCAATGCCGTAGCAACAGCGTCACCAGCAGAACTGTTACCATTATATACACCAGCACTACAACTAAAATAGTTTGCTGTTCGATACGTCACTCCAGCCACCCCTAAATTCGCTACAAGTTTAACACCATTTGTCACTGGTTTTAGACCGTAACCTTCAACCATAAAATCAAACCCAGTAGTAAACCCAGTAAATTCTACATTAGCACTGTTACTTGCTGTCGCACTAGATACAAATTCATATCCAGTAGTACCACTAACAGTTCCTGAAAAAGCAACAGTACCTGATAAGGCGTAAGCATCTGTTAAATCAAGGACATCAGCATTTACTTTGGTTACAGTCATTTAGTTATTCTCCATATCATTACTCTGGTTCATCTGGCCAAGTTATTGTTTCTAGTACTGTAGTATCATCTAAAGTTCCTGGCAAATCTCTGAGAGCTTTTCTATAAGTTTTCCAAGCAGTACTCATTGTTACATCAGAGTTACCCATGTAATCTGATTTTGCTAGTTTAATATCTCGTTCTTCTCGTAAATCTGACCATGCTTTAGCTAATTCATATTCAGTTTTCCAAGTAGCAATATTTGCATCGTTTGGGATACCATCTACATAGGTAACACCACTAACACCAGATGGAAACTCAGTTATAATTCCATCAGAGGTGCACATACCTTCTTGATGATCATGCTTCCAGCCTATGATTTCTCCCATATTTTCTAATTGTGTAGCCATGTTAATATTCCTTCATTATGCAGAAATTTCAGTTATTGTCAAAAAAGCGTTGCCAACTCCACCAAAATATCGAGCACCAGCAGCGCCATTAAAAGTAAATGTTCCAGCTCCAGAGCCACCTGCTCGTATTTTGAATGTAGTTTCGCTTGTTGTTCCTGCTGCCATATAGTGCTGAATACTCACCTGAGTGGCGTAGTTAGTAGTGCGTAACATATCATGCGCCGCAGATAAGGCACCTGCTGTACTATCTTGAAAAAGTGCCATTATGACTCTTTTGTCTGCACTCACTGCTCCGTTAATCACTGACTCAATGATTAAATAATTAGACGATGATGTAGGAGTAATAGCCAAGGTTAATACCTCATTACCTTCTCCATTCTGTGGAATAGTATCATCTAAAACCATTACAGTAGTTCCAGTTGCTACAGCTCCACTGGTGGTATTAACCACTTGGACAACTTTACCTAACCCCGATAATGTTTCAAAAGCAGGAGCGGCACCAGCACCAGCACTCGTAAGTACTTGGCCATCATTACCAGTTGCTACTGCAGCTGGCGCTCCAGCTGTATCATAGGTTATCAGATTTCCATCAGTTCCATGAGCAAGTTTTGCTAGGGTTATACCATTGTCAGCAACTGCTTGAACTGAACCTATCGTAAAGAATTGTACTACAACATTATTTGAAGCATTAGGAGGAGCTGTAGTGAAAGTTAGCGTTGTACCGTCCACATTAAAATCAGTTCCATTACGTTGCATCACACCATGTATTCTAACAAAAACAGAATTAGTAGTTGATGCTTGTGTTAATGTAAATGCTGTTTCTGATCCATCACCAGTAAAGGTGTCAGTAAAAGCATCCGTAATTGCGCCTGGTTCATTACCAAGATAAGGCATATTATGTTATCTCCATTACGCTCAATGTAACATCCAATGAACTAGCAACACTAGCTCCAATTGTTATTACGTCTGTTGTTTCTAACACTATCTTTTGACCAGCAAATACTTCCAAACTTGAATCTGCTGGAATAGCAACTTCATTTAAAAGAGATACTGATTCATTTGCTGCATTGTTTGCACCAGTTCTATTACCAGTATCACTTGTAAGTTTTACTGTAACGTCCCTTTCAGCTGCAATCTTATTACAGATGTTCATTCCCAGAACAACAGTTGTTGTTGAGCCTGCACACGTATATAAAGTACTAAAAGTACCACTATCTATCGCAACATCTGCTATTGTGAATACCTTAAATGTATTTGCCATTTATTAATCTCCGTTTCTCAACTATTTATAACACTTATCCTAGTGCAAGTGCCAAAGCAACAGGATCATCTATGTTAGCTTGCACTAATGTTATTACTCTTGCTAAAGTAGCTTTTCTGTTTGTTCCACCAGCAGCGTCATCTACTATAATTAAATCTGCTGATGCTAAGTCTGCACCTATATCTGTACCACCATCAATGTCTATTGCGACAATAGGTAATGTTCCTGTATCTCCATCTCCAATCAAAGTACCAGATAGAGTTGGTAATACACTTACTGAAGTACTAGCTAAAGAGTGTGGTGCAGATTGTAATGTTTGTGCGTGTGCGTTTGAACTTTCACAATAAAATTTAAGTTGTGATACAGAGCCTTCATTTTTAAGATCAATAAGACCACCGCTTATATATAAATCATCAGATAATACTATATCTCCATCTGCTTCAATTGTTATTGCAGCTGCAGTTGTAGCTGAACCAATAGTTCCAGCATCTTTAATAAGAATATCATCTATGAAAGTTACTATTCCTGTAGATGCAATTGATATGGCTGAAGTAGATGATGTAACACCTATGGTTGCAGCATCCTTTAAGATAATGTCATCAACGAATGTTACGATACCAGAAGATGCAAGAGTCATTACAGCTGCAACAGAAGCGTTACCTATTGTACCGCCATCTGCAATAAGCAAACCAGCACCAGAAGTAATGACTGCCGTTGTAGTAATCGCACCAGAACCTACTGTTCCTGCTAGTGTTACGTTTGCACCAGAAAATGTTGCGGCTGTAGTCGTACCTGATTTAATAATAAGATTACCAGAACTATTAGTTGCACTACCAAAAGTTGCTCCAGCATCCTTGAAGAAAATATCACCACCATCAGCATCTAAAATAATATCTGTAGCTGCATCAAAAGTAATTGTTGAAGCAGAACTGATGGTAGCAGCAGTGAGGGTTGTAATTGTGGCTGAGGTTTGTGTTCCACCAATAACTCCTGACAGAGTTGGGTTTTGTAATGCAATTACAGATGCAGAAGCAGTAATACCAGTAGATATACCGTCACCATCACCTAGTGCAGTATAAATTTCAACAAAGTTATCATTGATTTTATCACCACCTACGCGAAGACTGTCACCTGTACCGTCATCTGCAGCAGTACCTAATTCTAATATTTGAAATGCCATATTTCTTCCTTATCTACATCTATTTATATATATTATATTGTACTATCAAAAGTCTTTTGTACAGTATCAAATTTAAATGTTACTGAATCAAATCCACCTTCGGTAGAAGTATCAACAACGACTGTAGCATTTTTAAGTTGGTCTAAGAACGTACCTTTTTCTTCACGTATATTAAAATCAGCATTTGTGCTAGAACCATCTGTACCATTAAGAACTATGCTATCAAATCCTGTGTTTATAAATATATTTTCAAAATCTTGTAATTGTATAGGAGCATTTTCATCAGTTAATCCTGAAGTTTCAGAACTTGCTGAGGCATCTAATACAAGATTACCAATAGATCCACCAAGACCGTTATTTGTACCAGTTTCAAGTTGTATATTAGTAACCTCAAAATTAGTACTCTCTAATGTCATATTAAATATTGGTCTAGATTCTATATCAGCAGGTAATACAAAAGGTTCCACATCCGAATTTGTAAAGTTTTCTGGAGGTATTGTTCCAGTTAAATCAAAACCATATATTGTTCTTTTTAGGACTTCATCTTCTGGTATTATTCTTTGAAACTCTAAAGATATTTTATTTTGACGACCAACACCAGTTTCGTCCTCTAGTAACATTTCGTCACCATGAGTACCAACTACAGTTGTTCCATCTTCT